GTTAGGGCTCCCAGGGTACTTTATTGTGCCGACACCGTGTCCTCTGGCTGGCGGATGCAGTGCATCCAACCGCCAGTCTCTACGACTGAATGTAAGGAACTTCATGGCAGGCTATTTTCGATCAACGAGAGATATTAAACTACCTCTCGCGATTGAGTTTAGGGAAAAGACTGATTACCCACTTATAAAGTGGGATAACACAGCTTTTCCTCCGCTCTTCGAGAATCGTCTGCACCAAGAAACCTACTCCTTTAGGAGTAGGTCTGCAGATCAATCTCCTCGCACCCGCACCAATGTTTTTGGTGTGGATGTTACGGAGAGTCACACGGGAGTTAATCCTTTAGAGGATGCATTAAAGCTTAATAACTTTAATACCCCGTTTGACAATGGTCATGAGTTTAACACGCTTAAGCGAGAAATACGGATTGAAAAACCCGTTACCATCTCACATTCGCGTGGGGGTCAATTTCATGGCCCCCTCATCCCATCCACATTAGGACAGGTTGAGTTCAACTATGCCATACCCGATGTTCCTATCGTGTATGGAACGCGCTTAATCAAAAGTGCGGTACCTACTAGACCTGCAGCGCAAGTTGCTACTGCCCTTGGAGAAATTCTCCTAGGAGGGTTGCCGGCCTTGGGGAGTAAGACTCTCCAAAGCATTTACCATTTGCAAACACGGGCTCAGCATTTCAAGTCACTCCCTTCGGGGGTTGGCTCGGACTACCTCAGCTCTGTGTTTGGCTGGCAACCTTTAGTATCAGACATGATTAGCGTCGCTTCGGCGCTTAAAGATGCCTCTGATGTACTAAAGCAGTACGCCTCAGATAGTGGAAAACCTATCAGGCGCTCGCGTTCTATACCTCCAACATCTAAAGTTTCCAATTTATACGATGAAGACACGCCCGGGTTCTTACCTGGGCTATATGGTCTTAATAGTCAAAATCCGGATAACGCTAGATGGTTTTTTGGTGGAGGTGATGGTGGTAGATCCCGACAGCGCGTATATAGATCCATTGACCAGGAAATCTGGTTTGATGGACAATTTACATACGCCCTTACTACCGGTGACGGTGTCATCGATAGGCTGTCTCAGTATGAGGAATTATCCTCACGTCTGTTAGGAACCCGGATTACTCCGGAAGTCCTATGGGAACTTACTCCATGGAGTTGGTTGGCTGATTGGTTTATTAACATTGGAGACATTCTTTCGAATGTCTCCCGTTTCCAATCTGACAACCTCGTAATGCGATATGGGTATCTTATGTGCCATACAACGGTACGTACGACCCACGTGACGACAACGAACGGTCTTTTGATCGGTCATAATCGTCGCGAGTACACTGCCACTGACTCTCTTGAGAGAAAGCAACGTGTGCGAGCAACGCCTTACGGCTTTGGCCTCGATCCTGACGGTTTTACCGCCAATCAATGGGCCATCCTGGCCGCTCTTGGATTAACCAAGGCGGACAGAAAACTCTGGTACATATAGTCGTACGTGTTCCAGTGGTGCATCGTCGTGATCTACACGGCGTCTCCGGGATAGATATCTCGGTTAACACAGAATAGGACAATGCCATGGCATTTGCAGATCCCCAGTCAGTTACTATCAATTCGGTTGCTATCTCGCTTCCGCGAGTTAGCAGCGGCGTCAATACCGGCTCCTTTTCCAAGGATGACGGTGACGTTAAGCTCTCCGTTTCGCATGCCTATGGCAAGCGTACACGAAGGACCATTCGAATTGACTCTCGTAAAGTCGCAGCTGATCCTTTCAATAGTTCGATTAATGCGGAGTACTCTATGAGTGCTTACATTGTCGTTGATGTACCCAAGGTTGGGTACACTATTGTGGAGCAGCAGCAGATCGTGGCGGCACTCACAAAGTACCTCACGGACTCGTCGGGAGCTCGTACCACCCAGCTTCTGGGTGGCGAGAACTGACGCGTGACTCCTATAGATGGAGTCTCGCTACTTCTTGGGGCATACGCTATTCCCGCAGCGCTAACCATCCTTTTGGTCGTTTTGGCCATTGGAGGACGCACAGGGAAACGGCACTAGCCTTTTGAAGTAAAGCATTACGTCTGCAACAACATCATGGCTATGGATCAACTAACTCTATTAGGAGCAATTGATGAAAAGCCTTATGTTGTTCTATCAGCAGCTGCTTAATGAACTGGGCAGCTGGTGTCGCACTAGTACCAGCAGAGATCTTGAAACAATCTCCGCTCGCGTCAAACACGAGGGTTTATCGTTTTTAACAATTAGCCTCTCTAACTTCGGATCGGACCTCCAAAAAGGTCTTGACCAAGGTTATGTGGATCGCAACATGTTCACCGGTTTTGGTTGGCATGCAGGTCTCCCCCGTTTATTCGGAGGTTTCCTCGATCTTGTGTTTGACCGTGGTACGGGTCGATTGCTCGACGAACCATCTATTGATGCTATCTTCGCCTTACGGCAGCTCACCTTGGTTTTTGCCAAGATTGAGATTCCTTGTAGCGATACAAGGGTTGAAGCAGCTCTCGATAAATATGTCGAGTGTGAGCAGTCAGTTAAATCTGCAGATCTTCAACGTTCTGTTGACTCATATGATGACTTTCATCGTATGGGAAGTCTGCTGTTTAGGGATATGTTCTCGTCTATAGATAAAACTATATACGATGCTACATTCGGCTCTGGAGACTCTAAGTCACCGTTCCTACCTAAACATGGCCCTGGGGCCACCGCCGATAAAATACGAGGCAATGCCAAGTATTCACAGGTTGAGTGGACCGAGAGGTTGGAAGGTCTTTTCCCAGCGGGAGAATTCCTTTTTCCAACTTGGGGATCATATGATCCCGACCGGATTAACTGGCTCGAACCCGGCGCAGAGAGACCTGTTAGGGTCATAACTGTGCCTAAAACGCTGAAAACACCCAGGATAATTGCTATCGAACCAGCTCTGATGCAGTATATGCAGCAGGCAATTCTAGAGCAAATAACTGAAGAGGTCGATAGGGATGATATCCTATCTACTCTTATCGGATTCAACGACCAAACGTCTAATCAACGAATGGCCAAGATCGGATCCCTCACGGGGTCCTTAGCTACGCTTGATTTGAGCGAAGCATCCGATCGTGTTTCCAATCAGCTTGTTAGAACTTTGTTGCGAAATCATCCTCATTTTCTTGAGGCTGTTGACGCTACTCGTTCGAGAAGAGCTGATGTACCTGGCCGTGGCGTATTCCGCCTAGCCAAGTTCGCATCTATGGGTTCAGCACTTTGCTTCCCTTTTGAGGCTATGGTCTTTTTGACCGTAGTTTTCCTCGGAATGGAGAAGGTGCTCAATCGCCCTATGACCCGTAAGGACATTTTGTCCTATCGGGACCGGGTACGCATCTTCGGTGATGATATTATCATCCCCGTTGAAATGGTGCCAAGTGTTGTCAGAGAACTCGAAACTTTTGGGTTTCTTGTAAATTCTGGCAAGTCTTTCTGGACCGGTCGGTTCAGAGAGTCTTGCGGAAAGGAATTCTATGCTGGTCGTGATGTTTCCATCACTAAAGTCCGGCATATGTTCCCAACACAACGCAAGCACGCCCAGGAGATTATTGGTGCAGTTGCTCTTCGAAATCAGCTTTTTAAAGCAGGCTTCGTTGACACTGTTCAATGGTTGGATACACTTATTGAAAGGTTAATACCCTTCCCTGAAGTTTATCCGACTTCTCCTGTGCTAGGCAGACATTCCCATGTCGTTGACCTTTCGGTCACCGTCTGGGATGCCAACCTACAACGCCCCCTTATCAGGGGCTGCGTGGTTAAAACTCGACTGCCGCTTTCAATAGCGACAGGCGAGGGTGCCTTGTTAAAGAGTTTCCTTAAACGCGGCGAGATGCCAATCGCCGACAGGAATCATCTTGAGCGTGCTGGACGCCCTGACTCCGTCGAC